TACACCTATACCTATGCCTCATAAGTTTTATGGTTTGAGTATTTATGACTTAATCTCTGACCTTCAACTAATTAAGACTACATTAATGCGTAACTTGTTAGACAATATGTATCTAACAAACAATGGGCGATATGAAGTAGTCGAGGGTCAGGCTAACTTAGATGACCTAATGACCAGCAGACCCGGAGGAATTGTACGAGTCCGTACTCCCGGTGCTGTTAGTCCTTTAGCTACACCACAATTAGACCAAAACTCTTTCAATATGTTGGGCTATTTAGATAGTATCCGAGAAGAAAGAACTGGTGTGAATAAGAACTCTATGGGTTTAAATGATGGGGCATTAAAGTCACATCAGACAGCCACTGGTGTTGCACAAGTAATGACTGCAGCACAACAGAAGATAGAGTTAATAGCACGTGTGTTTGCTGAGACTGGAATGAAAGACCTTGCAAATAGTGTATACCAATTGATACAGAAGTTTGAGGCTCCAGAAAAACTAGTAAGATTAAATAATGAATGGGTTACTCTTTATCCTGCAGAATGGAAAGAGAAGATGGATTGTACTGCACAGGTAGGACTAGGCTTTGGTAATAAGGATATGAACCTTATGCACCTAGGTCAGTTAGCACAGACTATGCAAATGATAGCACAACACCCTGCAGCAGGTATGATGATTACACCTAAGAATGTATATAATCTAGTTAGTGAGCAGATAAAGGCTATGGGTATGAAGAATGTAAATGACTTCATTACAGACCCAGGTGACCAACCCATACCACAACAACAAGGACCTAGTCCTGAAGAACAAGCTAAGCAACAAGAGATGCAACTTAAGGCAGAAGAGCTAAAGATTAAGATGCAGAAGATACAGTCTGAGAGTGCACTTAAGCAACAAGAGATGGAACTTGAGGCACAACTACAACAACAAGAACTAACCCTTAAAGCTCAAGAAGCCGAAGTTAATATGCAAATCAAGGCACAGGAACTAGAACTTAAGAAAGCAGACTTAGCACTTAAACAACAAGAATTAATATTAGAGAGGGAACAAGGAAGACCAGTTGCTATTGGTCCAACATAAGGAGAAGTAATGGGGAAAGGGAAGGAGATACGAAGAGGTCAGGATGCTGAGCGTCTGATAAATGACCCTCTATATAAAGAAGCATTTGAGAATACAAGAGATTTATTAATACAGTTAATGTTACAAACTGACATTAATCAAGAGACTGAGAGAGACAGAATTTATATGACCATTAAGTCTTTAGAGTTAGTGGAACAACATATAAGGTCTGTTCTTGAAACAGGACAACTTGCCGAGAAGGGGCAAGAATATTTTAACTAAAGGAAGGAGAAGACATGGATTCTGCAGAGAATAACCAAGAAGTAAACACAATTCCAGAAAGAGCTGGACAAGATTCTGCTGAAAATGCAGCAAATAAAATCCTTAATATGTGGGAATCAGAAGACCAACCTACAGACGAGGAAACCAAGACTACTGTTGACGAGGAAGTAGTTGAGGAAGAAGAGTCAGTTGAAGACGAAACCGAAGAGGTCTCTGAAGAAGAGCAAGCCGAAGAGGAAGTAGTAGAAGATGAAGAAACTGAAGAAGTTGACGAAGAGGAGACAGAAGAGGAAGTACCAGATACATATAGAGTTAAAGTAGATGGTGAAGAGTTTGATGTTAACCTTGACGAACTGAAGAGTGGATACCAAAGACAAGCTGACTATACTCGTAAGTCCCAAGCATTAGCTGAGAAGCGTAAAGAAAATCAAGTAATTGAAACTGAACGTGCCAGGCTATATGAAGAAAGACAACTGTATGCTAATGGGTTGCAGATGTTGCAAGAGCAACAACAAGCCAAGCTATCAGAATTTAATGAAGTAGACTGGAACACCTTGAAAGAGGAAGACCCTTATGCTTACATGCTTAAGAAAGATGAATACCGAGATGCTCAAGATAGGTTAAGCAATGCTGAACAACAACAACAAATTGTACAGCAGCAACAAACAGAACAGGCAGGTCAAGCACGAGCACACTTTGTGCAAGACCAATATGCTAAACTGATTGAAGCCTTACCTGAGTGGGGAGATAAAAAATCTACTGTTAAGTCTGATGTACGAAAGTACGCACAAGATGTTGGTTTCCTTCCACAGGAAATAGAACAACTAGCAGACCACAGAAGTGTCCTTATCTTAAAGAAGGCTATGGAGTTTGATAAGATTGCAGACAAGATAGCACCTAAGAAGAAGAAGGTTAAGAAAGTTCCCAAGGTACAGAAGTCTGGAAGAGGCAAAGTTAAATCTGAGGCAGCTAATGAAGCAGCCAAGAAAAAGCGTACAAGGTTAAGGAAGTCTGGTCATCAAGATGATGCAGCTTCCATATTTTATGATATGCTATAGTATAGGTTTACTGTAGCTACAATATAAGGAAAAATAAAAATGGCTACAAATTTTAATACATATGATGCTCAGGCAATCCGAGAGGACCTGTCTGATGTAATCTACGATATTAGTCCAACGGATACTCCGTTCCTATCTAGTATCTCTAAAAAGGGTAGTGTGTCTAACACTTACTTTGAATGGCAGACAGATGCATTAGCATCAGCTTCAGGCACTAATGCAGTGGTTGAAGGAGCAGCAGTTGGTACTGCAGCTACTACTGCTACTACTCGTCTTGGAAACTATACACAGATTTCTAAGAAAGTAGTTGAAGTAACAGGCACACAAGATAAAGTAAATAATGCAGGTAAAAAGTCTGAGATGGCTCACCAACTTGCTAAGGCTTCTAAGGAGCTTAAGCGAGACATGGAGACTTCTCTATTGGCTGATAACGCTGCAGTTGCAGGTAATGCAACAACAGCTCGTGAAACTAAAGGAGCTGCTGCTTTCATTACTACTAATGTTACAGATGCAGGAACTACTGGTACGCATGCTGCTGTAGTTGAGGCTGATATAACTGCAGTTGCAGAGTCTACATGGAATGCTGGAGGCGACCCTTCAACTATCCTACTAGGTGCAACTAACAAGAAGTTAATCACTGCAATGTCAGGACGTGCTTCTCAAACACAGTCAGTTGTAGATGACAACAAGTCAATTTACAATGCTGTAGATGTATACGTTTCAGACTTCGGAACATTCAACATTATGTTGGACCGTTTCGCAGACCAAGACATAGTATACTTCCTACAGAATGACATGTGGTCTGTTGACTACTTGCGTGATTTCCAGACAGTGGATATTGCGAAAGAAGGTGACTCTGATAAGAAGATGCTTCTAGTTGAGTATGGTCTACGTTGTGGCAATGAAGCTGCCAACGGTAAGATTAGATACACTACTGGTTAAACCACTTAGCACCCTAGGCAACTGGGGTGCTTTACTAATATGGCATTAAAAAACACATTGATAGAAAACAGAGATGGAAGCATGACTTCTGTTTCTTCTCAAGATGACACAGAATTAAGAAAGATAGCAGAAGAGAATGCCCTCCTTAGATTTGACTCAGCCCGTAGTGGTAGTAAGCAGTATGATGGAGATAGCCAGTTCTCTCATAGAGTAGCAAGAATACCTATGGTTATGGTAGAACAAATGATGAGAGCTAAAGTATGGGGTAACCAAGAAAGGATGAAGGAATGGTTAAATGACCCTGTTAATGCACCATTCAGAACAACTAAAGGAAAACTATAATGGCATTAAATACTTACACAGGTTTGAAGGATGCTGTAGCCGACTGGTTAGACAGGTCAGACTTAACTAGCAGGATACCAGATTTTATTACATTAGCTGAGGCTAGGATAAATAGAGACTTGCGTATAAGACCTATGGAAGTAAGAAGTACAATGACAACCACAACAGGACAGAGATACTTTAATCTCCCGGGTGGTTACATACAGATGCGTAACATACAACTAAACACAGACCCTATCAGAGCATTGGAATATATTACACCAGAAATGCTTGATAGATTATATGGTGGTAGCTCTAAAGGAGTACCAAGAGCATATACATTAATAGGTGACGAGATACAGTTAGCACCTATACCAGATTCAGGTTATACATTAGAGATGGCTTTCTATGAGAAGTTTACACCATTAGGTGATGGAACTTCAGGTACAGTAACAAACAACTGGCTTACTAACAATGCCCCTGATGTATTACTATATGGTTCCTTATTAGAGGCAGAACCTTTTATTAAGAATGATGAGAGAATACAATTATGGTTGTCTGCTTACAGTGGAGCAATCAATAAGATACAACTTGCAGATGATAAGGATAGACACTCAGGTTCAGCTATGAGAGTAAGGACTATATACTCAGGAGTTGAAGGCTAGTGGCTCAAAGTACATGGGCTGCGGATAGTAATACATGGGCTTCAGACCCATACACTTGGGCAGTAAGTACATATACAGCAACAGCAACATTAGGTGCTGATAATACTTTTAGTTCTTCACAGACAGCAGCATTCCCTGTAACAGCTAACATGACTCAGGTTATATTCTCTGAGTTAAATGAAGAGGATGCAATCAAATTAGCATCAGCTACAATGGGAACATCAGTAGGAACTACAGCATCTGGCAGTATT